ATATACCGTGCAATATCTTCATGATCTAAGGAGCAATTCCGAACCAAAACCCCCACAGGTTTATCAGCCGGTGCTCCCCCATCAGGATCATAGGGAATTATTTCTTCCGAACTATTTTCCGCAACAATCAATCCTTTTCCTAACTCACCGGTACCACTGGCTGCCTTTCGTGTCCGTATCACAGGTGGATGAGTCCGAAGGATTACATCCTCAATAGGGTCATAAACATGACTGCTGATATTAGCATTCATTTTTTACCTCCTTACATAAACTCTAACAGTTTGCTGACATCAACGTCGTCAGCTTTCTCTTTCGGGTTGTCACTCAAATTAAACATAGACTTTGTCATAATGTTTTGATTGCTGTCTGGGATGGCCTCACACAACCCTGTCAATCGATTATAAAAACTGTCTTTACCATTGTCTGAAAATTCTAACGCCGATGCACTTGTTGCTACGCTTAATATTTTTTCAATTTGGGAGTCAGACAGTCCTTTATCGTTCAATTTCCCGCGTAATGAGCCTAAACGTTCATTTTTCAATGTTTCAAACAATGCATTTAATTGTTTTTCCGTTTCAGGGTCTTTTTTTGGGGGTTCAGATGTTTTATTTTTTTTGTCATCAGAACCTTTGTCATCAGTACCTTTGTTTTTAGAGTCGCCTGAATCTTTATCTGTCTTTTTTTCAGACAAAGCTGCAACTTGTGCCTGTAAAGCTGTCAGACTTTCTTTAACGTCTTTGTTCAACGACTCTTCAATCAATTTCTTAACCTCTTCAGGTGTCATGCTGTCCTCCATATCTAACAGGAAAGTTTCTTCTTTTCCTGATGTTTTACTGTCAAAGTATGCCACTGATCCATCATCAATATCTGATGCCGGCGGCAGTTCACCCAACCACGCCAGATGATGCAGATACCAGCTATTATCGGACGGATCGCGCTGCAACCCGCCTGACCACCCATGATAATAACCCTCTGACTCCAATTGGATTAATTTGGGTGTTTTTTGTACCATGCCATGCAAGCCGTCTGCTTGCTTCCAGACCTTTGTCACACGACCCAGCGCAGGGAATCGACTGTCTTTTGGATGGCCCAAAGATATCGGCGGCAATGCTGACATATTAAAATTGCGGATGACATCATTTATATGGTCATCCGTTACTGTCTGCCCATTTTTCTGCATCCCTTTTTTAATCAGTCTCATTATCCTAATGCTTTCGGTTCCACCAGGCCATTAGGGATATCCACCATTAACAATGTCCCGGAATTGTCTTTTATCTCAATAAACAGCGCATGAATGATAACCTCAGCGTCCATTTTATCCTCACTGCCTATTTCAGGTATTGGTAGATTTTCTGCGTACCCTCTTATAATTGAGGTTAAACGATCACTTTTTACAAGTCCCACACTGGCATCTGTCATATGACACTCGCCCACCATGCGAAAATTGCAAAAGCCACCATTCGATAACAAATGACGCATTATTGTAGGCGATATATTATTAAATGTGAACGTGGCACTTAAAGGTTCAAACTTGCCTGTCGGGACTTTGGCTAATGCCGGTGTCCCTATGCCGCCAGTTTCTACAAATTTTCGTTTGATTTCAAGGCTTCCTTTTTCCACATTGCCAAATAAATCAACATCATTATGAAAGACCTTGTTTTTTCGCCAAACAACTGTTGCAGGCATTCTAACCCTCCTTTACGATATAATCGCTTTTAATACTTCTTCCAGCTTATTGATATTGGCTACAGCCGTGTATGATATTCGTTCGGCTGGCGTTGCCGGCGTGAATTCATAATGATAATTCAATTGACCATTGGCCAGACTGGATGCTGGATTATCCTCAATATTTAACGTACAAAAACCATCTACCAATGCACCCCTGCCCATTAAAGACCTTAAGAAATCATTCACGCTTTCTTCAACTCTCAATAATAACTCATCAGCAGCATTTTCAGGACGTGAAAACATCGGTTTATCAAGCCATTGTAATGTAAAATATTCAATGCTTTCCTCTATGATATCACCCACGCGTCGCCAACATTCAAACGTACTTAAAGGATCACTCTCAAATGGGAAGGCACATGTCCGATTGCCAAACAAACGATAACCTGATCCTAAAAAATTCAATACAGATACAATCCCCATTGAATTTACATAATTCAACTCACTGCTTGGATCACTCGGAATATATTTTAATACGCGCTCCATTCCGATTATGCCTTGTATCGTATGATTGGACATGCTGAACCAATAGCCTTCTGAGGGATTCAAATCAACAGAGGCCCTTAAACCTGCTGCCCTTGATGAAAGCCAATCCAATTGAGTTAAACCGCTTTCTTCATCAAAAATTTTAACTTTTGGGTAAAAGAATAACGCTCGGGCATCACCATAATTCGTGCTTTTAAATTGTACGGCCTCGGTTGGTGTCAATCCTTCGTCTGCATCAATATAAGCCATTGCTCCTATTTTTTCGGCAACGGCTGCCATTTCACGCCCTACTGCAAGCTCCTGTGAGTAACCTGGCGCTATCAATATTTTGGGGAACATTCCATGTTCCGCTAAAGCGCCTTCAAACACGCTCATGCTTGAAACAATTTCCGATACGCTGACAACTGAAAGGTCTTCTGGTTCTTGATAAACAATTTTTAATTGGGTAAAAGTCGCATTAAACGCATTTGATGGGCAGACATCAGCACAGGCCAGGCAGCCGCCTCCCAAACATTCCTCTGGATTTATCGCAACGGCTTTATCGCCTTGCATTTCAAACAAATCTACTGGACAGACGTCAATACAATCTCCACAACCTGTACAGTTCGCACTGATAACTTCCGGGTCAAATGCCGAATAAGTGATTGAACCGGTGGGGATTATCTCTATCGTTCCATCAACAATATCATAATCAACTCCGGCCGTATAAGTGGTTGCACCATCTGCTGATTTTACGCTTATCCCAAATGCATTTGATGGTATTTCATTGCTTTCAAAATCTATTACATCCCGGATCACTTTACATATTTTATTTTTTTCGCCGCTATGTACCGCAGGATCAAACGCATTAACGATCATTATCGGCGGTTTGCAATGATCCCATATGGCATCTAATACTCGGTCTATCGTGCCACCTTTGCCTAATATCTCTAAATAATCTGACTCTTGTCGGATCAAATGCAATTTATTGGGCTCGCCTTTTGGGGCTGTTCCAACCAAACCAATGACTGCCGTTTTAACTTCATTTACAGGCACTGTTCCTGTCTGTCTCTCGATTGTTTCTACGCCATGTAAAAAGGCCATAATAACCTCCTAATTATTTCGAAAAGACAAAACTGGATTCTCCGGTTTGCCCTTCCTCTTCATAAGTAATTATAAAAGAAAAACATCCTGATAATATTTCGCTGTCACTTTGAGCCTGTACACTAACGCTTGTAATTCGTTCCTCATGTTGCTTCAATGCCTGCACTATATCTGCTATCATCAATGGCATTTGCTGACTTATGGGTTTATCAAGCCGTTCCCAAATACCGCATCCAAATTCAGGAGAATGTATTTTTTCACCCTTCCGAGTCTTTAATATGGTATCTATTGATTTATCTAATGCGTCAGACACTTTACACCTTTAAATACGATCCACCGCAGGTTATATTATTGCTTGTAAAAAGTTCGCCTTCTATAGCGACATTCCCTAAAATATTGACATTCCCATTTACATTTGTCATTTCAGAGGTCACATTTGTCATATCAGAGGTCACATTTGTCGTTTCAGAGGTCACATTCAAAGCGTCTGTTTCAACAGTCATGGCATCGCTTGATATATTCAGACTTTCAGATGACACAGATACATTTTTCATGGTCACACTCAAGTCACCATCACCAGATACAATCATTTTTTTTGTTGATGGCTGATAAGAGACCTCAGTGCCATCTTCAAAAACAACGTGCCGCCCCTCAATTTCCGGCGGCATGTTGCTTTTACTAAAAAGAGAACCAATCACAAATCCGACAGTCATGCCATCAAAAGGCAAAAAAAGACATAACACTTGCTCCCCTGCCACAGGGAGCCAACAATCTTGAGTTTGATATGCGCGTCGTGTGACCACTAACAGCCAGTCTGACACAACATCATCTTGATCAGGAAATTTCACTCTAACCCGATAACCTTTATCTACAGCAACCACAGTTCCTACACAGATCAATCGTTTAAAAAGGTTGTATATATCGCTTATTGCGCGTGTATTTGTTTGTATATCCTGTACCAATTTAAAAAAGCCCCTTTCCCCAACGTCCCAAACGTTCCAATACACAGGGCACATGGTTTACCGTGCCAATTCGTGAGCCGCCTATAAAACTACTGGATAACGCTTCCACTGCATAAGCAAGGGCATCGGGTAAATCGTCAGGGTTATTCATCCCTGGATGAAAACATTCTAGTTGAGATAACAATAATTTAAATTTTTCATGAAATAACAGTACACCATTTTCAATTGGCGCTTGAAGGCTCTGTATCCTCACTTCTTTCTGGCGTCCTTTTGGGCTTACGCCATACAAAGGAAGGTTGATTCCTTTGGCAGATGCTGTTTGTGCCACCAAACGTTTATAAATCGTTTGAAAAGCAACATCCTCAAACAATATCTTGCGAGGTGTCCAGCGCAAGTATCGTTTTATGATCTCATCAACCAGTTTAACGTCTGATACCTTTAGCCCTACTGCATCCAATACATAGATCAATCCAGTTTTTCGATCCTTGCCTATAGTGACCAGACCTTGATAATCGCCATGTGATTTGCCTGTTGAGGGATCTATGGCCATGATTATATCCAATTGGTCTAAGGATGGGTGGACTTCATAAAATTGGAAGGTTTCCGGCAAAAACAGCATATCTTCTTTTGATAAAGGTTCATTCATATATTCTGTTGAAAAGGCTGCTGTACCTATTTCTTCTAAACGCTCCTGTAATTTCTCAAGCGTCCATCGTTCTGGCCACAAAGGAATTGCTGTGCCTTTTCTTAAATCGTCAATACTGCCCTTTTTAAGGGCTTTAAAAACCCTTACAAACCATTTTGGATTATTTTCATACGCATTCACAAAACGCTGCAATACAGAATCATACCCCAATATAGTGCCGGTATAAAAAATCCGTGCATCTTTGCCTAATGGTATAACGACTCGTTTAATCCAGTCTTCTGTTTGATCGCGCATTAATTTGGAGCGTGCGGTGATATCTTTTTCAAGGTCGTCAAGATTTATTAGACTCGGTCGTCGTCCCTGTTTAATTAGCCCTCGTATCGAGCAATTGGCACCAGCTGCTAAGATCAATGTACGGTTTTTTAATTCTAATTCGTCTTTTTTCCAATTATCCGATCGAACGTCGCCAAAATCGTCTAAAATACGTTCATTGTTTTCAAACTCAAGTTTGACATTCCTGAGCTGCCTCACCGCCATCGTATAAGACGACGCCAAATTCGCAATATAAGCTTCATAACCAAACAAGGAAGCCCATAGATTATACGCAGTATACATCAACTGGGTTTTTCCATGATCTCTAGGAGCGACAAAGACATAACGGTTATAGTTTTTATTGTTTAACGCCGCTATAGCTGTTTTATGATACTCGCAAAAGGGTGATGTAAAAACATGGGGTAAATAATACGTGCAAAAATAGGTATAATCGCCCCTTGCCCTTTCTATGCGCTCCTGTTGCCCCGGTTTATCCCAACCGGGTGTATGGCGTATGACGTCTTCAAGAATCATGGTTAAAGAAATAACAGAATCGTTTTAAATAAATGTCCTTAAGGACATTTTTTTTTTTTGAATATGCCAATATAAACCGTGTGTCCGTGAGTGCGTGATGTCCGTGATGTGTGTGTGTCCGTGTTAGTCAGTGATTGTCCTCATAACATGCATGATGTGTGTGTCCTTCAAATCAAAGGAGTAAAAAATGGCAAGCCGCCCAAAAGCAGAATTATTAAATATTGTCGAAAGAATCGTTAAACTCTACGAAGTCGATAAAAAAAGCCTGGATGACATCACCCAAATCCTCAAATCAGAAAACATCGATATATCGCGCAGTTCTATCCATAGAACCATCAAAAAAAACAAAACCCTTGCAGAACAATACAAAAAAGCCATGTCACAAGCTGAGATCCTTATCAAAGCAGTTCAAGACTCCCCTAATACTGATATTCTGGAAACGGCCAGCACGTTATTTATTAATCATCTGTTTGAGTTTGCGAGATCCATTGACAATATTAATTTTGATGATCCCATTCAATTTTCTGAGGTACTTTCAAGGATCACACGCGCACACGTTTCATTGTCAAAAATAAGGCTTGACTTTCGAAAGGGCTTTAATGCCGCAAAAGAGGCCATTCTTAAAGAATTGGGCCAAGAGCTCAAGAACCAACCTGAAATAATGAAAAAAATCGTTGCCATTGTCCAGGGGATTGACGATGAAAAACTTTCTCAAAAAAATAAATAACCTCACTCATATCGGTCCGGAAATCCTTCAAGAAATTGGGCCCTTTGTTGTCGCTTCTATACAGGAGAATATCAACAATGCAAAAGGCCCTAACGCAGCACTCACAAAAGAGCTTAAAGGGGATAAGGGACCTTTAAAAGATACCGGCGAGCTCAGAAATTCCATTACATACAGGGTTTATGGCACCACACTTGACGTTGGGTCGCCTTTAAAAAAAGCGCCTTTTTTACATCATGGGGACATCATCACCCCTAAAAAAGCAAAAAAATTGGCTTTGCCTGCAACAAAAAAAGTTGCAAAATGGACAAATATCAAAGGCGTCAGGGGTTTTTTAGAGATGCTCAAAAATAAAGGATGGTTTATCCTGTTTAAAGAAAAATCTATTATCGGATTCCCTAAACATAAAGATATGATTTATGGTAAACCTCTTAAATCAAAAAAATCAAAAAAAACAAAAAAATCGAAAAAACCTAAACCGCAATTACTCTTTTATCGTAAAGATTCTGTAACGGTTCCAGAATATCCTTTTATGAAAATAAACAAAGCTCAAGCTAAGGATATCACACAGATTGCAAATGATTTAATTAGGGATAAAATATCATGAACGCTATTATTACATTTGCGAAAAACATTGAAAATCATATGGGTATCACAACCCTTGTCGAGCCTACCAATGCGCACAGCAATGCTTGTATTCGTTTAGCCATTACAGATAATAAGATGATTCAAACAGATATTGATTACCAGAATTTAATTCAACATTATGATATCCATTTTTTCCTTGATATCAGTCTTCAGATTAAAGGGGCTAATCTCAATAATTCGCTCTTGACTCGCGCTAATTATGCCTCAATTCGCTTTCAGGACTTTATGAGAAAGGAAGGCATCATTTTTGACCATCCTGCTGATCAGATTTCTCCTGAGATCAATACTATTGAACAATCATATTTCCAAAAGCCCCAAAAAAAACAAAGTGGCTTTTTCAATATAGGGGACGAAAAGCTGTTTTTATACAAAGAAGAATGGAGCGTTCTTTTAACAACTGCTGCAAATAAGGATATATCATGAATTTTGGATCTTTTGGGGACATTATATTTAAGCCCCTTTTTCAACCCTCTCAGATATCTCAACACCAACAATACATTTACGCCACGCATAAACGCCTTCTTCAATATCCTGTAATTGAATTTACCGCTCAAGGCTTAAACCAAAAAGACATGACAATTCAATTGCATCAGGATTGGTGTAATATTGAAAACACGATTGCATATTTAACAAAATATGCACAACAAGGGGCCTTGTTTCCCCTTGTTATTGGAAATACATTTGAAGGTTTTTTTCATATAACATCCTTCAAAAAAACAAAACAAATTCGAAAGCCCGATGGCTTATTGACAAGCTGCGAGCTTACATTGTCATTAATAGAGGGAAAAAATGGGGTCGCATCTTAATTATTAAATATTTACCCAGGGCGTTGCCCCATAGCCGTCAGGCTAAGAGAACTAAATCTCGGCAGATCCAAGAAAGCGTAGGGCTAAAGCCCAACGCTGAATGGAAAAAGGACGCTAAAGCGCCCTC